CCGGCGTTCCTCTACGGCTTCATTGCCGGCGACACGTCGCTTCACGTTCCGGTCGTCGAGGACGGTCAGCGCAAGGTGTACACGTTGCCCGTCGTGTTCTATGTGTTCGTCAAGGAAGCGTACCGGCGCGTCGGGATCGCGCGCGGCCTGTTCACGGCGCTCGGCGTCGATCCGCTGAGGCCATTCATCTACACCGGGCGAACGGGCGTGGTGCGCACGCTGATCGAGGCACGGAAGATTCCGCGCGCGGACTGGAATCCACTGGTCGCGCGGTACGAGAAGCAAAGGAGTTGACGATGGAAGACGACAAGAGGACGGCCGGCGACAAGCGAGCAGTGAAGATCGACACGACGACCTACGAACGCATGCGGCGCGGCGGCGAGCCCATTCCCGTCGCCGAGCTCCGGTTCGTCGGCACGAACGGGCTCGAGGTCCCCGGACCCGGCGCGCATCGCATCGGCAAGATCATCGCCGGTGTGCCGGCCGGAAGCGCGACCGGCAACGGGAAGTACACGGTCGAATTCTGGCCGTGGATGCGTCACCACTGTGTCGCGTACCTCGAGGACGCGCGGCCGCCCGTCGCGTTCCTCGTGCACGAGACGCACGTCGCCAGCTGGATCCCGGGGTGACCGACGTCGTCGAGGCCGTTCGCACCGCGCATGCCTGCTATCACGAGCAGGAGGCGCACCCGTACGCCGACGATTCGCAGGCGGCCGTGTTGTGCGAGCTCGTTCACTCGATGCTCGCCAGGTGCGACACAGCCGACGTCGCCACGATCCTCGATAACGTCCGGCATTGGATGGTGCAGGACGCGGTACAAATGACCGACGAGGAGCTGCGCCTGCGGCTGCGCTTTGACCGGCTCGACGAGAAGCGGGCCGGCATCGCGCGCGCCGAGGCCGAGCGGATCAAGACCGCTCGGGAAGAAGCGGTCATGGCGATCCGCGAGGTCCGAGCTCGCATCAAGGATCCGGACACGACCGCTCGGATCCGGAAGCGACTCAAGGCGCACCTTCGCAAGCTTAAGGCGACGCGGGATGCGCCCCCGGCGTTGTCGGCCCTCGAGGGCGAGGCGCGGCGGCGTGGCGTCGAAGCGTAAGCCGGCACGCCCGGATCGCTCCCCTCGGAATCGCGCGCCGGCGAAGCCCCACGCCATAAAGCGGGCCGAGAAGCAGGTTCTATCCGCCGATCAGGAGTGGGCGCACACGGTCGCCGAGCTCGTCGGCGGCGACTGTCACGCCTACCAGCGCCACGTCCTCGAGGACGTGTATACGCACGGCCAGCGCTTTATCACGATGCTCGTGGGGCGCGGCGGCGGCAAGACATCGGCGATCCGTGCGCTCTTCCTAACCGGAATGACCCGGACCCGTCGCGGTCGGTTCCTCTACTTCGCCACGACCCGCGAGGCCGCCGAGGAGCTTCTGTGGGAACCGATGAAGGCGCTCGTCGCCTTCCACGGGTGGCAGGACGAGTTTGAGTTTCTCGACTCGAAGCTCCGGGTCACCTGCAAGCGCACGGGCGCGACGCTGCGCCTCTATGGCATGGACAAGCCGCGGCACGTCGAACAGCATCGCGGCAAGCCCTTCGACGGCGTCGCGATCGACGAAGCGGCCTCGCACGACATCGCGCTCGTCGCGAACATGCTCGACCGCATCATCGGGCCGCGCCTCGATGAGCGCATGGGCTGGATGGTGCTCGCCGGAACGCCGGGACACTTCCTATCGGGCGACTTCTACAACTTCACGCGACCCGGTTCGACGGCGCTCGACGAGAACGACGAGCCGGTACCGCTTCACCGACCCTGGGAAGATCGCGACAAGCCCGAGTTTGCCGGATGGGACGGATGGTGCTCGCACCACTGGAAGCTCTCCGACGTCATCGCGCTACCGAACCCGCCGATCGCGCTCGTCAATCTGTGGAACGGTGCGCTCAAGAAGAAGCGGCGCAACCGATGGAGCGACGAGAACCCGATCTGGCTTCGCGAGTACATGGGTCAGTGGGCGGCCGACGACACGGGGATGGTCTTCAAGTACCGCGCGCTCAAGGATGGCCAGCCTTGGAATCAGTGGGATCCCTTCGACGGCGCGAAGCTCATCGGCCTGCAGGCGCTCATGGCTGCGGTCGCCAAGCTTCCGAAGAAGTCCGAGGGCGTCGACCTCCTCGACTGGCGTTTCGTGATCGCCGGCGACAAGGGCTCGACGGACCCGTTCGCGCTCAACGTGTTCGCGTTCTCGCCGAACGACCCTGCGCGCAACATCTGGCACGTGATGCCCTTCGAACGCACCGCGATGTACGCGCGCCTGGTCGCCGAGATCATCCTCGGCGGCGACTTCGTGGCGGCGATCCTCCGCGGCGCAGTGGTCGACTTCGATCGGGCCGGCGGAGTCGTGGGAGTCACCGGATGGCCCGATGCCGCGGTGTGCGACGCGGATCAAGCATTCCTCGACGAGCTCGCCAACGTATACGGCTTCCGAATGAAGAAGGCCGAGCGCAAGCCCGATTACAAGATGGGCGCGATCGAGCTCGTCAACGGCGACCTCGTCGACGGCCGCATCAAGATCATCAAGGCGTCACACCTCGAGTCACAGGTCATGGCGCTGCAGTGGGCCGTCGACGACCACGGGCGCGTGAAGGAAAACAAGGCGCAGGCGAACCACAGTTCGGACACGCTGATCTACGGGCGCCGCGAGATCTCGCACCTGTTCGAGTCGGGCTCGGTGGAGCAGCCTCCGCCGACGAGCTCGAGCGCGGTGTACCAGGATCCCCAGGGGCTCACCGGCGGCGAGGATCGCGACGCCCCCCATGACCGCATGCCGGACCTCGAATCGGGGCTTGCCGCGGAGTATGAGTTCCGCGACCCTTGGGGCTGACGTGACCAGGAAGGACCTCGCCGAGCTGCTCGACCTCGCCGCCGATCGCGCCCCCGCGCTTCGCAAGGCTGGCGTGCGGCGGTTCGCGCATGGCGACCTCGAGATCGAACTCGACCCGTACGAGGCGCCCGCCGACGACAGCGATCAGAAGCCCCAGCCACGCTTTGGCGTCCTCGAGGACCCAGCGACGTTCGGGATCGAGGACCCCGAGGCGCAGCCACCTGGTCGCCGGCGACGTGAAGCGCGGTAGCATAGCCACAGCCCGAAGCCCAAACCTGTCCGAGCCGACGAGTCCACCGGCGCCCCCGAAGCGAGCGAGCCACCGCGAGGTGGTGCCGGAAGGACACACGTGAGCGGCGCAGCCAACGACCCCTGGTACAAGGCGGACAAACACAAGGCGCACACCAGGACGTTCGACTACGTGCGTCGCGTGCAGCAGGAGCAGGGCGACGTCTTCGATCGTTTCGTCAAGCTTGAGGCGCTGTACGACCCATTCTCGCCGCAGGGCGACGAGCTCGGCGACGCGGCATCCCGCCTCGCGAACGTCACCGAGAACGTGGTGGCCGGCAACATCGACACGGTGCACGCCGCGGTTGCTACCACCGAAGTGCGCGCGCGGATCCAGACCGACTACGGCGACTGGGGAACGCAGCGGCGCGCGAAGTACATGGAGCTCTACGCCGAAGGTCTCGGCAAGGAGCTCGCGCTCCACGCGAAGTGCCGGCTCGCCTTCAAGGGATGTGCGAAGAAGGGCGGCGGCGCCGTCAAGGTATGGGCCGATCGATGGGGCGACGTGCGCGCGATGCACGTGCCGATCGACGACTTGGTCGTGGCCGACGTTGATGCTCGCGCCGACGGGCCGCCGCGGCAGCTGCACCACGTACAGCGCAACGTTGACAAGGACGACCTCGCAGCCGAGTACCCCGACGCCGAGGACGAGATCCGCACGGCGCATGGCCCGAAGTCGAGAAACGGCGCATTCACGGGGCTGCGGCCGATCAACGACAACACGGTCGTGGTGATCGAGTCAATTCGCCTTCCCATCGGCAAGCGACCGGCGCGCATGGCGAGCAAGGGTAAGACGCGCAAGGCCGAGGCGAAGGAGGTTCGTCGAGGCGCGCCCAAGTACATCCCGGGCCGCCGCGTCGTCGCGATCGAAAACCGCGACCTGGTCGACGAGCCGTACCACAAGCCGTACTACCCGATCGCCGTGATCTCGTGGCTGTCGCGCGAGGGCTCGTTCTACGGCATCTCGCTCGCCGAACGCATCGCCGGCATCCAACGCGCGCTGAATAAGCGCAACTGGCAGATCGATCGCACGCTCGACCACAACGCCAACCTCGTGACGTACTACCGCCCAGCCGACGCCAACGCGCAGGTACGCACGAACAAGATCGGTCTCGCCGTCCCCATCAAGGGCGACTGGCCGCAGCGCCCGGCGCCGCCGGCGGTTCACCCGGAGATCTACCGCTCGCGGCTCGACCTGCGCGAAGCGGCGTACGAGGAGTCAGGCGTTTCGCGGCTCGCGGCGCAGAGCAAAAAGCCCGGCGGCCTCGACAGCGGCGCCGCGCTGCGCGAGTACCGCGATCAGACAACGCAGCGATTCGCGCCGCAGGAGCAAGACTTCGAGCGCCTCGTACTTGACGCGATCTTTCTGGCGCTCGATGCGTGCAAGGATCTCGGCGCCGACGCACCGACCATCATCCGCGAGTCCGCTCGCTGGAAGCCAGTGATCACGTGGAGCGAGGTCGACATGGGCGAGCTCAAGCTCCAGATCTCGGCGGCCTCAACGATTCCGCGCACGCCGGCGGGCCGTACGCAGCTCGTGATCGAATGGGCGCAGGCCGGTGTGATTTCGCAGGATGAGGCTCGGCGCCTCATGGGGCACCAGGATCTCGGCCGCGCGTTGTCGCTGTACACCGCGGCACTCGAGAGCGTCGAGGAGCAACTCGAGATGATCCTCGACGGCGAGATCGTTGTACCAGAGCCGTACGACAACCTCGCGATGTGCATGTGGCGCGGGACGGCGCAGTACCACCTCGCACGACAGGGTAAGGCGCCCGAGGAGGTGCTCGAGGGGATCCGGACCTACATCGTGCAGGCCGGCGCGATCCTCGACATGCGGAAGCAGCCGCAGAACGCCAACGTGCCAGCGGTCGATCCGGCGACCGGAACGCCGATCGCAGCCGCGGATCCGACGATGCCAGCTGCGCCGACTGACCTCCCGATGGAAGCGCCGGGTGGCGTTCCACAAGCGGCGTTCGCATCGCAGGCCATGGATCTCATGGCCGGATGATGGAGTTTGTCACTTCCGATCCGCGCAGTGGCGGGCTCGATCGGCCGCAGGGGTGGATCGTGAGCTACGTGTCCGGCGGCGTGATCACGCGGCTCGTGAAGTACGCGAGCCCGAGCACCAGCTGGTGCACGTTCCCGGGCACTGGTGCGGCGTCGCCGGTCACGAGCGATCCACGAAGCGGCGGGCTCGCCGCTCCGATCGGTCGCGTGGTCATGTACGTAACGGGCGGCGTCGGGATCAAGCTTCGCAAGTACGGAACCTCGGATACAGCGTGGGTCGCCGAGGGCAGCTCGGCGCTCTTTATGAACCAGGCCGGCGACTTCGCGGGCGTCGGTGGTCCCGCCGACGGCGACAAAGGCGACATCACGGTCAGCGGAGGTGGCGCGACCTGGACGATCGACAACGACGTCGTGTCCAATGCGAAGGCCGCTGACATGGCGGCCTCGACGATCAAGGGTCGTGCGGTGGGGGCCGGCGCAGGCGACCCGACCGACCTCACGGCGGCGCAAGCGACGGCGATCCTCGACACGTTCACGTCGGCGCTAAAGGGGCTCGCGCCGGCGAGCGGCGGCGGCACTACCAACTTCCTGCGCGCCGACGGAACGTGGACCGCACCATCGGCCGGCGTGTCGGACGGCGACAAGGGCGACATTACGGTCTCGGGCGGCGGGTCGACCTGGACGATCGACAACGACGTAGTGACCTACGCGAAGATGCAAAATGTCTCGGCGACCGACAAGCTCCTTGGTAGGAGTACAGCCGGCGCCGGCGACGTCGAAGAAATCGCATGCACGGCGGCCGGTCGCGCGATCCTCGACGATGTAGACGCCGCCGCGCAGCGTACGACGATGGGCGTTGTCACGCCCAAACGGTGCGTGGGCGTCGTGTTCGATGGCGGCGGGTCGGTTCCCGCCGCCGGGTCTGTTGCCTACGTCGTGTGTCCGTTCGGCGGCACGGCCGATCAGTGGCACATCGTCGCCGATCAGTCGGGGTCGGCTGTTGTTGATGTGTGGCTGGCGACCGGAATTCCGACGGCGCCAGACTCGATCGCCGGAACCGAGAAGCCCACACTCTCGGCAGCACAGATCGCGAGCGACACATCGCTTACGACCTGGACAACGGCCATTAGCGCCGGAAAAACGTTCGGATTCCGGCTCGACAGCGTTACAACATGTACGCGGATCACCGTCACTGTCCGCATTATTGAGGAGGCATGACATGGCCATCTATTCGCTCGCGCTTCGCACGACGGTTACCACGATCAACGCCGCGTCGTGGGCTGCGCTCTCCCCCTCGACGAACGAGGCGGCGGTGATGGAGCTCGGCTACTTCAACGGTGCCGCGACCGCGTGCGTCGTCGGCATCGGCCGCAGCGCTAACGTGCCGACGCTGACCGGCGGCGTCGCGTTCCAGGCGGAGGACGAGGGTCGCCCGACCGGGGTCACCCAGGCGGCCGTCGCGTTCGGTACGGCGCCGACGCAGCCAACGCAGTTTTTTCGACGCTTCTCGATGGCGGCGCTCGTCGGCGCGGCGGTCGTGTACACGTTCCCCCGCGGCATCGTCCTCCCGGCGGCCGGCTCTGCGATCGTGGCGTGGAACATCACAGCCAACTCGGCTGTGGTTGACATCCACGCGGTGGCCGACGAATGAGCGACAATCGGATCACCCTCGAGGAGCTACACGGCGACGTCCCAGTGGCAACGATCTCGATGACGCTCTACCGCTCGGGCGTGATGAAAGTCGAAGGGAGCATCACGGATGAAGCGTTCGTCATGCACATGATAGACACGTGTCGAGACACGCTCGCCAACTACCACGCGCAGCAGAAGCTCGGGAAGCGATCGCCGATCATCGTCCCGGCCGACGCGACCTCGCTGGTCGGCACGCCCGAGGAGCAGCGGTTGCTCCGCGCTCGCGACGAGCTCGACAACCTCATCATCAAGGACCAGCGCGGCGAGCTCGGGAAAGGGCCTCGCTAGATGGGCGTGCAGCACATCTTCGGGACGGCCGGCGCGACCGGGGGTGGCTGGTCCGCGCAGCCCGGGACGCTTCAGCCCGCGTACGCCGAGAGCCTGCACGAGCCTCGCTGGCAGATACAGTGCCGCGCGCCCAAGGTCAAGTCGGATCCCAACTGCTGGCGCTCGCGGTGGTCGTTCGGGTGCCGGGCCGGCGGCGGCGCGATCCTCGAGTACGCTCCGATCGGTGGCGCGGTCGCTGACCGCGACTGGTACGAGCCGACGTCTGTCGCTGAGTCGGGCACCCAGTCGATCAAGTTCATCCTCGGCCAGTGCGTCGACGGGAGCGGCAACCCGGCGGCAGGAGCGGTTGTGCAGGCGTTTCGCACGTCCGATGATGCATTCGCGGGCGAGGTCAACTCGACCGCGACCGACGGCCAGTTCATCGTCCCGACGCCCTTCGTCGGCGCGAACCACTACCTCGTGGCCTACAAGCCAGGCTCGCCCGACATCGGCGGGACCACGGTCAACACGCTCGTCCCCACGAACATCGATGGGACGTGAGGAGAAGCCATGCTAATCAGGGCCACGAGAGAACAGGTCAAGGGCATCCTGGCGATCGCCAGCGTCGGGTCAGTGATCCCGTACTCCGAGACGTCGGTCGTCACGGCGCTCCTCGTCCCGTTCGAGGCCGGATGGGTCCACGTCGCGCCGACCGAGCTCAGCTCGAGCGACCTCCTGGCCGACTCCCCGCAGCAGAACTTCCTCAGGGTGAGCTCAATCGAATGAGGCCTGACAACTACTCCAAGATAGTGCTGCGGTCGTTCCACGCGACACCGACGACGATCGTGCTGAGGCCGATGCCGTCACCGTACCACTCGTGGAACAGGTGGCCGACCGCGGCGCAGGTTCAAGGCGGCGTAACGTTCGGCGAAGGTCAGGCCACGCAACAGGAGTACGAAACCGGTACGCTGGCGGGTGGCGGCGGCGGAACGCGTGTTTACCCGTTCGTGGGCTGACAGCAGCAAGTGAGCAAGCACGATCCAGGTCCGCGCGGTCGTGCTAATTCTATGAGCAGTCGCCGGGGGCCATGACCGGACAGCGAAGGGAGCACCGCCGATGGACATGGCCCCCGGCGACTGCTCATCGCGCGCGGGGCCTTTCGTTTCTTAACGCTTGCCTGCTGCGCCTCCGGTCAACACGCGCAGTCGCGCGCCGCCGATCCAACGATCCAGGTCCGCGCGGTGGTACCGGTAGCGCCCCGTGCCACCAGCGCGCGATGCGGCGACCGCGCCTCGCCGACGAGCCTCGTCGAGGGTCTCGGGGTGAATCTTTGCGTAGGCCGCTGCCTCAGCGCGCGTCAGCCAGGGACTCAGCTCGCCGGCCACCTCGGCGCGATTCCTGTCTCTGATGGGCATGCCGGCATCCTGCGCCGGGTACCTTGGGCACTCCCCTGGGCAGCTAGTACGGCACGCCGATGCAGCGCGGATCCCACTGCTCCGGGATCGAGTAGCCGCCGATGTGGAAGTCGAGGGAGTCGCCGTGCGCCAGGCCGAGCTCCTCCTGCATCTTCAGCCCGACCGCTTTCCACAGCTCCTCGCCCGGATCGTTCCGGCGATCCCTCGATGACTGGCGGTGTGCGACGAGGAACTTCACCCGGCCGCCGTTCTCGGCGACGCGTTCGCAGATCCAGCGCACGACGGCGCACGACGCCTCAATGAGCGTCGGCGTCGGCTTCATCGGCTGTTCTCGCCACGGAGTCGACGGATCGTCCCACACGGTGCGGAGGTCGCCGGCGAGCCCTGCGTAGAGCCCATCCATCTCGATCCCCACGCACCGTGTGTTCCAGCCGTTGCCGTGCACGACCTTGCGATCGAAGTCGTGCAGGAAGATCACCTGGCCGCCGCGCGTGACGCCGACGTGGCACCCGACCGAGTCCCATCGCGCCGGACGCTCGCCGAGCAGGCATGCGGTCTGGTGCAGCGTGATGCCAGTGACCTCGCCCCACGTCCTCGATCCGTACACCACGTGTTGCCATGCGGCAACACGGCGATCGTGGAACGCGACGCCCGGCCCGGTCACAGGTCACCGTCCTGCGTACGGAACCGCGCGCCGGCGAACGCCGCGAGCGCGACCTCGCGAACGCCGAGGCGCACCGCGGTAGGCGAGACCTCCTGTGCGAACGTCTTCGGCGCGAGTTCGAGCGCCTTCGCCAGCGCGGCGCCGGCGGACGCGATCGCGCAGCCGACGACGTCTCGCGCCGAAGCCTTGCCGAGCGCCTTGAGCGGTTCGAGGTCCGGGTGTGCGCCGGCGAACGCCGCTTTGACCGCGGGCTCGACCACGGGCATCACGGCGCCGACGCGCTGCGCGAGCTCGGCGGCCGTGCAGTCGAAGAAGTCTTTCGCCGCGGTGCGCGCGATCTTGCTCGCGTTGCACGCGAGGACGAACGCGATCGCCACGATGCCGAGCGCCCTCACTTGGTTACCTCCGACTTGGGTGGGATCGCCGCCGCGGCCTGGTACAAGGCTCCTTCGCGAGCGATCGGCCGTGTCGCGGCATCGAACCTCGCCTCGAGGCGGATAACGGCCTCTTTGACCTCGCTGTGGTGCTCGATGTCCTTCGCGGTGTGCGCATCGATCTTGGCTCCGAGCTCGCCGAGCTTGGCGACCAGCGCGAGCCCGACGGTGCGGATCAGCCACACGAACGCGCCGAGCAGCACGGTGAAGCCGCCGCCGGCGCCGAGGAGCTTGAGGGTGTCGTTGTCCATGCGTCCTCCTAAGGCTTGGGATGCGCGTTGAAGAAGGCGACCATGCGGGGCACGAAGTTCGCCGTCGGCGTAAACGTGTGGTCCTCGCCCGTCGCGCGCCAGAGCTCGACCTCGCGGCCTTGCGGGCATCCCGTAAAGGTCAAGAAGTCGGTCTCGCTTCCGCCGACGTCGGCCGAGAGATCCTCGGCCGGACGCACCACACGGTCGGTGGCAGATCCGGCACAACCGTTGAAGTCGCGCAGCTGCTCCATGAGACCGCCGCTGTCGATCGTGCCCTTGCATTGGTTGAACATGCCGGCATTGAGCCCGCCGAGCCCCGTGTAGCGCTCCTGACTCACGTCAGCTGTTCCGTGGAGGTGTGCGATCGCGAGCGGCTGCGATGTGTTCACCGAGCACGCGGCATCGCCGCCCTCATGGCTCTGCGTTCCAGATCCGTTGATGCCGACGATCGCCGCCCACTTGTCCGGATAGTCGCACGCCGATCGGTACATGACGCTGTCGCCGGCGCCGCCCTGGCCGATGCCGTACACACGCTTTGGATCGATGGGCCAGCCGGCTGCGATCAATGCGGCCGCGCGCGATGCAAGGTAGCCGCTGTCGTCGGGCGCGGTGCCCTCGGCGACGTCCCAACAACAGCACAGGTTCGCGTTCCATTCGTTGATGCGCCCGCTGCCGCCGCCGGTCTTGCCGTTGACGAGCAAAACGATCGCGTCCATCGTCGTGGCTAGGTTCGTGAGCCCGTAGTTGACCTCGAGCGTCGTCACGGCAACGCTCATCGACGACGCGACGATCACGAGCGGGCGCAAGCGCGACGGATTCGCGTTGAACGTCGCCGGGAATCGGATGATCGCCGCAGGTCGCCCGGCGCCCGTCGTATCTGCCAGTGTAAGGGGATGAGACTCGGTGAACGTCGGCCGGCCGTTCACCGAGTCGGAGAGAAAGGGTAGGTGAGCTCCACGTAGTCGTACTGTGTAAAGACGGCGGCCTGGGCGGCGCCGGTGTCATTTTGGTGTTGGATTCCGAGCCCTGTAGCGCGCGTGAGACCCGTCGGGATATTGGTCGTGTGCGTCGCACAGAGGACGTCGTTGATAGTGAGCGTCGCGGATGTCCCGGCCGCGTTCACGCAAATCTTGTGTTTGTACCAAGTCGCCGCCGAGACAGCGCACGACGTCACGGTGTTCGTTTCGGTGCTATTCGATCGGGTCGCGAACTCCCAAAAATCCTGCGAGCCGCTCCCTTGATAGCGCGCCTCCACAGCATCGACGGAGTCGCCGGTTCCCGTCGGCTCGGCGAACCCAAAGCGCTCCACGTACCTGACGTTGGCCGTGCCGAGCACATTGATGAACATCAACACCTCGACGCACTTCGCGACGCCGTCGCCGAACGTGAGGCCCGAGTTGGTCGTGCAGCGCATGTTGTCGGTCGCGCCCGTCGACGTCGTTGCGGTCATGACGAACGGGTGACCGACGACCGCCGTCGAGCTCGCGACCGTCGTTCCGGTCGCCGCACACGAGAACTTGCCGGCGGACGTCGTCGACGAAAGCTCGAATTCCTCTCGGTAGCGGTACTCCTTGCGCGCCTCGAGGTCCTGGCGGGTGAGCGTTCCGCCGCCGCCGCCCGGAACGTACTGCCCCGATAGCGACAGGTATCCGACGACACCGATCGTAGCGACGCCGAGGGCCATTCCGATCTTCTTGATGTTTGCGCTCATCATGGAACCCTGTCCTCCACGGCGAGCGGCGTCGCCTTGACGGTGATCGTGCCGGCGGTCGGCGTGACGGTGCCGGACACGCCGCCGAGGAGCAGGCGCTCGAACGTGCCGACGCCCGACACCTGCTGCGCGAAGCCGACGTTCGCGCCTTGGATGGTGATGTCCTGCCCGTTGTTGAGGAGGCCGATCAGGTAGACCTTGCCGAAGCGCTCGCCGTAGAGGCCGAGCGGACCCGCGAGCGTGCAGGCCGCGCTACCGAGGATCGAGATGTCGGCCTCGGCCGGCGAGAAGCCGCGCCCGTCGCGCCACGACTCGATCGTGCCGCCACCACCGATGGCGGTCGGCTGCGGGAACGACGCCGCCGCGTTGTGGAGCGTGCGACGCGTGAGCCCCGGCGTGTCGTCGGTCGTGCTCGCGCCGTCGCTGAGGAATTTGACCCAGGTGCTCATGCTCTATGCTCCCATCTGGCGTTGCTGCGCTGGAGTGTACTTGTCGGCCGACCGAACCGAGCCGAATTGTGGCTGCGCGGTCGGCGCCGTGGTGCCCTGCTCGCTCCCCTCCTCGGCAACGTGCAGCGCTTGCAGTTGGTTGAGGATGCGCGGATCCATCGCGGGATCGACCGCGACGCCCGAGAAGAGCGAAAGTGCGATCCGGCGTTGGTAGGGTAGCTGCTTCTGCAGCGTCGAGAGTTTCTCGACGATCTGCCGCGTGATGTCGGCGTGGATCTCCGGGTACACCTCGCGCATTGCCTCGGCGTCCTCGGGCGTCACGGTACCGCTCGCGAGGCGCTCGACGATCGCGTGAGGATCCTCGACGGCGGCCGCGTACCGGGCGAACGTGCGCATTTCCATTTCGGAGGGTCGCCACATGTCAGGCCCAAACGACATGCCGCCGACGTCGGGCCGCTTAGGAAGCTTCGAGGCGAGGAATTCGAGCCGGCGGGCCGCAATGGTCTCGAGGCGATCCGCGAGCACCGGGGCGAGCGCGGCGATCGGCGCGAGCTGCGCGGCAACCTTCGCTCGAGCGTCCGGCCGCATGACTGGCCTGCCGTCGGGTGCTGAGCCCATCTGCGAGCGGATCTCGGTCGCGCGGGCAGCGTATGCCCTGGTCAACTCGTGCGACATCGAGCTCGGCGCAGGTCCGGCAACCTTCTTTGGTTCAGGTGCGGGCGCCGGTGCCGACTTTGCCTCATCGGACGCGTACCGGATGCTCGTGAGCACTTTCGTCGCAAGCACCGGCGCTGCCTTCGTCGCCTTACCCGCGGTGTCGAGAAACGCCGCGACACCATCGGCGACACGCTTTTGCGCCGCCATGCTGCCTTTGGTGAGCCCACCGAACACGCGCTCCGTCACGAATTTGCTCGCCCGCGCCCCGATGACGGGTGCCATCAACGCGGCTGCGCCCTCGAACGGACCGCCGAGCGCCGCGCCTACCACGCCGATGCCGGCGGCGACCTTGCCGAACGTGACACCGCCGAGAATCTGCTCGCCGACCGACTTCTCGCGACCGGCTGCCGTGGTGAGCGCATCGCGGGCGTCGTCGATCGCGGCGAGACGTGCGGATGCCGGCTTGCCCGAGAGCTCGCCGATGCGGGTCTGCAGCGCGCGGTTGCGCTCGAGCGCAGCCTCGGCGGCATCGATCGCAGCTGCTCGAGTCGCCCCTGATTCGCCCTTCGCGACCGCCGCGGCGAGTACGTCCTCGCGCTTGGCGACCATCTGCTCGAGCGCGTGCTCCTGCTTCTGTAGGGCCGCCATCGCTTGCTCTGGCTTGCTCGCGAGGTACTTCGGGTTATCGAGGATCCGATCGAGTTGCTTGTCGGCGTTCATCGTCTGCTTGCCGATCGTTCGCAGCTCGACCTCCTTGAGTCCCTGCGTTGCTAGGAACGGCTTTGCGGCTTTCGTCTCGGCGCGGAACGTCGCCAGATCGTCGGCGACCTGCTTGCGCATAGGGACGCGCGCTTGCTCGATGGCGGTGAGCTCGGCTTCACGTGCCGCGCGCAGCCCTTTTGCGTCGAGGCCGGCGAGGTCGGCTGGTAGCGCGTCGGCCGCACGCCGCGCCGCCATACCTTCGGTGATCGCGGTCCGTGCCTTCGCGAGCCCGAGCTCGACGCCCTTGCCGACGCCGCCCGCGATGCCGCCGGTCGCGGCGCCGAACAGTGCGTGCGACCTCAGGGTCGAACCGATGCGCTCGAGCGTAAGCGGGTCGTCCGAAAGCGCGAGCTCGCTGATGCCCGTGCCGATTCCAATCGCGGTACCTTCTAGTGCCGCACCGGCTGCCGCGGTACCGATACGGCCGATTGTGCCGGCGCCTTCGCCGAGCGCAGCAACCGCACGCCCGCCGCGAGCCGCAAGACCTGCCGGCGTCGCTGCCGCAAGGCTTGAACCGCCGCTTGCGAGCGCCGCCACGGCCGTGCCACCGATCCCGCCGACGAGGGTCGCCGTCGGGTTCTGCTCGCGCAGGCCGCGCAAATCGCGCTTCCACTCATCCGTTGAAAGTGCCGAGAGTCCGCCGACAAAGACCGTGTCTGCGGCGCTGGCTAAGCCCGCCCGAATTGCTCCACCGACACCGCCATAGCGATCTTCGTTCACCTGCTTGGCGACTCGCGCTACCTGATCGGCGGGCGTCTCGTGGCGGAATTGCTGCACGAGCGCGTTCTGTACTTCGCTCGCAGGGATGTCGTAGGTCTCGCCATTGGGCGCGACCATGCGGACAGTGGAATCGGTCGGTTCGCTCATGGCTGATAGGTGAGTCCGGTACCACCGCCCCACTTGCCCTCGATAGGCGCCTCGTTCGTGACCTTCAGTAGGTTCTGTGCGTACTCACGCACGCCCTTGGACGAGGCACTCTTAGCGGCTTCGGCCAACGAGTCGACCGCGAGGTCGAGTTCGGGCCCCCTCGGCTTCTTAAGGTCGGCCGCCCACCCGTCGAGGATTTCCTTCTGACTCCTGGTCATCCAGCCGGCCGCTCGGAGATCCGCCCAGTACTTCTCGGTCTCTTCCTTGGACTGAGGATTGACCGCCTCGTAATCGGCTTCGGTATCGCCCTCCTCGAGAACCATCCTAAGGCGCGTGTCGGTCGGCCTGTCGGTTGCCTTTTTGGCGTACAGGTTCGGGATCTTGAATTTCGCTGCGGCTTGCGGTGACAGGCCAAATCCACCTAACTCGATCCGCAGCGAATCCTCGAACTGACGGCGCGCCGCAGCCACGGCATGCACTACACCGCGTGCTCGTGTGGGATCATCAGTGCCCAGCCATCCCTCGATGATATCCATGTCCGGGCCCGCAATGACGCCGAGGCCACCGACGTTCTTCGCCTCGATGATGGCGGCACTCCAAAGCGGCTTAAGTTCCTGCCACTCCTTTGATTTACCGATGTCGCTCGACCATCCGGTGCGGATAGACATCGCCTTATCCATAATGTTAACGAGCTTGTAGGTAGCGATCTTGCGCGCGAGGAGCTTGTTGACCTCGGTCTGATCGCCGCCCTTTGGAATAAACGGCACTTCCTTGCCATCCTTGTCGAGCTCGACGATGCCGGAGAGCGTGCGCTCCAGCTCGAGCTTTCGCCTCTCGGCGCCCATTTCCTGTTTCGTCTTCGCGATCGTGCTCTGCTTGCCCTGCTTGGTGAGAAAGTCGTCGTACTCCTTGATCGACATAGGGACCGGCGGCATGAGGTCTGGATCCGTGATTCGGTACCGGGTCGCAAGCCACTCGACAGGACGCACGATTTTCTCGTCGGCCGCCGTACCGATCCCGCCGTCGACGCCAGCACCGCTACCGCCGCCTCCGCCATGACCGCCGTAGCCTCCAGCTGCGCGGAGAGCCTTGATTTCGATCTCGGAAGCCGTTTTCCACTGCTCCATCGCAGCTTTCTGCGTGCGCTCGGCGTGCGCTTGCAGCGCCTGCGCCTGCGCAGCCTTCACGCCGCGATAGAGGTCAGCGTAACGAAGCGCCGCGGTACCCTGCGGGTCGAAATTCTGCCGCTGCGCATCGAGCTCTCGCAACACCGTCTCGTAGGAAGCCTGTCGAGCAAGCTCGCCGACACGGTAGCTATCGGTTGCCTTGCTAAGAGATGTCGTAACCAAGCCCTGCTGTCGTTGGAGCTCTTGCTGGCGCTGAGCGATGTCTGCGCGCATATCCTCGGCGTAGTCGTCAGCCTTTTTCATAAGCATCTGCAGGCCCATGTTCGTCGCCGAACCGGTTCGCGCCTGATACAGCCCGCCGATCACAGCTTGAATGACGCCCAGGATCTTCGAGCCGGTGCTCCGATTCTTCATGTAGTCGTCACGCGATACTCGCGTCTTAGCGAGTGCCTTTGACTCTGCTTGGATGCGCTCGGTCTCTTGCCGCGCGTGTTCGTTTGCTTTCTGGTACGCGTCGAAGTTGGCCTGTGCTCGCTTGGCGTTAAGCGTTGCCTCATCAAGCGCGCGCGCCCTCGTCGTCGCTTCGGCCGCGTCGGCTTGGCGCTGTTTGTACACCGCGTATTCGGCTTCCGGCATCGAGCGAAGGCGCTCGTCGCGGCTTGCCTCGTCGGGATCGATGTACGCGCCCGTTTCGTCCTTGCGCAGGGGATCGCTATCGAGCGCGATGTTCTGCGCGACGCCCGCGGCGAAGGTGCCGAGTCCCGGCTCGTCCGGGCGTGGTTCGGGCGGCGGCGGAGTCGGCGACGGCCCGAACATGGGCGGCGGGATGCGGTCGAGCTCGAGCGGCGTCGCGGCGAGCGGTTCACGCGGTGGCGCGCCGGCCGCTTCGGGGCCGATCGCCGGCGTCTGCGGCGCGTTCATCGCGGCCGCCACCTGGTCGCCGCCGGCCAGCCAACTCGACGGCCACCACTGATCCTGGGACGGCGGCGGCGCGGGCTCGGCGGGCAACACGCCGACCGGGACCTCCTCGCGCGTGGGCGCCGGCGCCTGACCGAGAGCGTACGGATCCGTCGCCGCCGGTTGCTGCCCTTGCCCGGCGATCCACGCGAGGAATTGCGCCTCGGAGTCGGCGTACGGATCCTGCGCCACTTACTTGCGCCCCTTGCCCTCGAGCTTCTCGACGCGCCGAGCAAGTGCGCCGAGCATGGCCGTGTTGCTCGTGGCGAGCTTCGCGCCGTGCACGGCCTTACCCTCGGGCGTGTCGATCACGGCATGCGCCAGGCCGTTCTTTTCGAGATCCTGCGCCATGATTCCGAGTTGACGCCCCTTCCCGTGGCGCTCGCTCTTGTAGCTGAACACCCGAGACTTGAGCGCCTTGAGGGTCGCATTGGCGGCGTCGTCGCCGTCCTCGACATCGCGCTTGAGCCGGCGATCGGACGCCGCGATCGCGCCGATGACCGCCGGCCCCCATTTGTCCAAAAAGCTCTTCTCGGGCTTGATCCCGCCATACGCATTGATCGCGTTCCCGCGCGAGCCGAGCGCTGCAGTAACGTCCTGCCCTCGTTGCTGGAGGTTGAGCCCGGCGAGCGCCTGTTGCGCGTCCTGGCGCTCCTTGAGACCGGCGAGCGCCTGTTGCCCGGCCATGCCGCTGCCGAGCCGCGCCGTGTTGAGCATGGCCGATCGCGCAGCCATGCCGGCGTTCTGCGGCGAGGCGCCGGCCGCCATGGATTGCTGTGCGGCGACGTTCTGCTGTAGGCCCTGTCGAAGCTGCTCGGCGGCGATGCTGTTCTTACCGCTCGCGAGGTCCATGAGGAATTGGCGTTGCTTTGCGAGCTCGCCGGTCATCGCCCCGTAGCTACCCTGCGCCTGGTCGGCGAACAGGGATGCCTGGTTACCACTCTCGTCCATGTTGGCGCGCTGTGTGTTCGCCGACTCGGTATCGTCTCCCCAGGTCCAAGGCTTCCACCACGACATGGTCTTGCTCCTACTGTGTCCGCGAGGCTGGAAGGTTGCGCTGCAGACCGGGGCGGATCCCGATCTTCAACGCGAGGCCTGTGAGCTT